CGGGCTCTTCCGATAAGGAAAGGAGTGAGAAACTTTGCTCACAATCTATGGTTCAAAGGGCGGTCCAAACGTTTTTTGGTGTATGTTCAACATCCCGGCTTTTAAACCGTCGGGACTGTCGGAAGAATTCTTCTCGACTGTTGGACCGGTATCAATGCTTTTGCCGCCTAACGACGGCTTATACTATGATACCAACTTCCATACGTTTGGCCTTTTTGGAGCTGAGCTCCATCAAGGTTTTCTTCGTTCCACTCGTGGAAAGAAGGAAATACCGAACCCTTGCGAACACTTGAATAACAAGGCCTCCATCGCTTATTACGGCGGTGGGACCCCATCCTACTCTTTTAAGAGCTGGAATAAATTTTCAAGTGGCGCAAAGGCATCCCTTTCCCGTTCAACTTCTGCTGCTGAGGTAGTTTCCTACTGGGGTTTTCCAACTCCAGCAGGGGCCTTCAAGTTTTATGATCGAAATGGAAACATTAAGACCAAGAACGTGATAGACTTATACTACCCTCAACGACTCGGCTGGGTCTCACCAGTTGATCCCGCGAGGGGTCTTCTGGCGGGACGCATACCCTACACGACTGGGCAATTGATCTACGTTAGTAAACCTCCCTATGCGATTGAATCGCAATGGTTGGAATTCTATCATAGACCTAGTATAGTAGACCGTCGCACTATAAAAGTGCTCGGCCACTATGCTTCCCTATCTGTTGCAGGGAGTCCTCACACCGGTGGTTACGAATCTTATGATGCTGATCTAAAGATCACTCATATTAAGGGTAATACCGATGGGACTTTTCAGCTTAGGATTTTGCGCACTTGGACCAAGCGTATTTATTACGTTGATCCTTATGGACGCATCTCCGGTGATACAACAACCACCGGGTCCGATACTACTGAAAAGTACATTCACATTTTTAAGGCTGGTTCCATTCCTGAAACCGCCGGTTACGACTTTCCGGAATTATCCGAAATGCTCGATAACTATGGGAATGTTGCGACACACGAGTACAGCGAAAAAGAAGCCGAGTACGCTCGCTCTGCGGCCGTACAAGACATCTCCGCTCTCCAGTCAAATAACCTGGAGAACATCGCTGGGTTGAAAGGGTCGTTTAGTGTCCTTGATGATTTGGTTAAGGGATACAAGGCGTTTAAGTCCGGAGACACCCTCGCTGCTACTAAAGCAGTTAGCGGATGCTATCTCTGGTACAAATACGCCGTTGCCCCGACCATCAGTGACGTTAAAGACGTCTCCAAGAACACAAGTAGGCTTATTGGTGAAATATCGAAACACCGCTTCTCAAATGAGAGGCGGCGCGGAAAATTCACCTCCGACCGAACCTCCTTTGCAGGTACAATCTCTTACTTCACAACGTATCACACGCGGTTGAAAGACGATGTCTATTCTACTGTGTGGAATGCGCTCGAAAAGTTTGGATTGCAAGTCGACGCATCTCAGATTTGGGATCTTATTCCCTTTTCCTTTGTTGCCGACTGGTTCTTACCTATCGGAAAGACGCTGACTGAGATCGACTCGTATAACAGTTTATGTTTAACGAGAAATATCAAAGCGCGAATTGAAACCTACCAAACGAACAAGATTGAGGTACTGGCATCGCCAGCACCGAGCTTATACGATATTGTAGGACCATACGAGCAATCGTACTACCTACGCGTCGTACTCTCCGGACCTGGACGAATCGATCCTCTCTCAGGACAGACGTCAACTGGCAACCGCTCGAGCCAAATGGTTCAGGGGGTTGCACTTATAGTGCAACAATTGCGCTAGCTTACATCTGGGTAAAATAATATTACCCCATCTCGCCTTTAAAGCGGGATGTAAAAGAAAGGAGATTATAATTATGTCAATAAATTTTAACTATGGTACGGGTGCCCAGTCAGCAACTGCTACTAACCTCGTGTACAACGCTTGGTTGTACAATGACGCTATTAGGGTTACTGCTGACACTCCTACTCAAGCTAAGTTTACAGACATCCTGGCTCCACTAGATAAGCCCACTGAGATCAAAATCTCTACTGAGCCTATCGCGAACGTATATTCTACGTTAGCTAATACTCGTATACCAGTGTCTGCACAAAGTGCAAATACTAGCGGTACAAGTGTTTTCGTGCAGCTAAGGACCGTGGTTGATTACAACAAGACTGTTGGAGCGACTACAACTAACATTCAACTTCCGCTTGAAGCCCGTTTACAAATTAGGGTTCCAAACGATGCTGAACTTACCAACGTTGTGTTGGCACAGTTGATTAGCTCCTTGTACGCCGCTACTTGTGATAGTACCGGCGCATCAAGACTTGGTGAAATTATCCGCGGTGGTTTGGTACCGAAGGAGATTTAATAGCTTCTCGCTACCTCTCTATCCACTGAACAGGAGGATGTTGTTATGGACAACGAAGAAATCGTATCCAGCATACACAAAGAACTTTCGTGCATGCAATCCTACTATCTCGGTAGTAGACGAATTAGTTTCGCCACCAACCGCTCAGGTAAAGATGTTCACGTTATTCGTGAATCCCTGACAGTGTGGAGTGGTATGCTCCTTGACCTTATCGATGTCGTTCCGAAGTTATCTTCGGAAACGCAAAGTCAACTAGGCCGGTATCGCCTTATGGTGTACCGTGCTGTAATTGATATGGCTAGTAGCGATCTCGCTACCAGTCTTGCGTTTTTAGACAAGATTAGCACTACCATACTTGATAGTGTGCGTCATTGTCCTGGTACCTTTAAAGGGTATCAGCAACCTATAAGGTTGATAAAACAGACAGGAATAGAGTCTAGTTGTCCTCGCTCCTTGTGTGACATGGTTCTGTATTTAGTAAGAACTATGATCACGAGCGAAGGCAATGAAGAGGGAGACCATGGCCAACTGCTCCGTTATTTCTTGATGGTGTCACGTTTCCTAAAAAAGTTACCTATAGATCGATCTGATCTAGAGGAGACTATGGAGATTGACTACCTACAAGACGAGCAGCGACTTAATCAGGTTGCTGATCATTTAGCGTCTTCCGAGGCACAATCGTGGATCAATGACATTCGTGTCTTGATTCGTGAGCATGTCAAGGATTTTAGACTAAACGATCCGTGTCCTCGCCATGGGCCCGGTAGAGTAGCCGACGACGACGTCAAGTCTATATTCTCAAAGTATGAGAACATGAGATACGACGCACGTATTGACTACCTACTCCGAAAACGCGAATTAGGATGCATGCGAGATTACTCGCCTTGGCAGCGTGAAGAATTTTCGACACGTACTGCTAAGTTTATATGTGTTCCTAAAACGTGGAAGACCTTACGAGGGATTTCCGCTGAGCCGTCAGAACTGCAATTTTTTCAACAAGCAGTTCTGTATGCTCTCGACGGGTATTTCTCCTCGAGTTCTTTCTGGCGCGCTCGTTTAAATTTGCACGATCAAACGGCAAATCAACAGTTGTGTCGGAAAGGCTCTATTGATCAATCATTAGCTACGATCGATCTTAGTAGGGCTTCTGATTCGGTGTCTTTACAACTTGTCCGAGAGGTGTTCAAGGGAACAGAAATGCTCCTTTGGTTATTAGGCACGAGATCAACTCACGTGTCTCTACCTTCCGGTTTGACTATTAGAACGTTGAAATTTGCACCTATGGGGAGCAGTGTTTGCTTTCCCGTAGAATGTATGATTTTCGTTCTGATTGCCGAAGTTGCAAGACGCAGGACCCTTAGAGCCCGAGAATATGAAAATTATCCTCAGGTTCCGAGAGTTTTTGGTGATGACATTGTCTGTGACAGTGCTACCGTTCCGTATGTCCTAGATGGACTAACTCAGCTTGGTTTCCTC